GATGACCCTAATTACACTTTATATCTGTGAAAATATTCTTCAATGGGTGTAGTCATACCTATGGTATGGAATTAGAGCACCCAGAAACGCAAAGATACTCATATTTGCTTGGACATGAGCATGTAAATCTCGCAGAATCAGGTAAATGTAATGATTTGATTGTTAAAGAAACGATAGAATGGTTAGAAAATAACACTTGTGACTTTGTAATTGTACAATTTACGCTTGTAACACGTTTTTCTCACTGGGCAAAAGGAAAATGGAGGTCATATACACCAGGAAGTGTGAGTCCTACGAATAGTGTGCCTCGTTATTACTATAAATGGATCAGTTCTAACCAATTACACTATACAAACTTCTGGAAAAACGTTTTTGTGATGGAATCATACCTAAAAAAACGTGGTATTCCACATTACTTCTGGAGATTTGCTAATAAAAGAGGTGATGAGTTGGAGAAATGCGTATATGAAGACCTAACATCATGGTCTGATATGCTCCAACACCAAGATTTACTTGGTCATCCTAAGAATGGAGGTAAATATTGGTTAGAAGGTCACCCATCCCCTCTCGGACATCAACTTATTGCTTCCCATCTCTCAGGAATACTGCCAAAATAATTTTTATAGTCACTATAATAGTGTTTCATGTGCTTCATTGCCTCTTTTGCTTTCTCTGGGTTTAGATTTTCGATGTCTGATGACCATTGATCCTCCAAGTAATCATACTTCGGAGCATTTTTACCCATATCTGGTACATATGCGTTCTCATGTACCGCAGTAATTTTGAAATTTAGGAAGTCTGACAACATCTCTGTTTGATCTTCACTCCAAAAGTCCTCCATAATGATTGGTAGGACATTTTCTTTGCCAAAAACAGAAGAGTAGTTCAAATAAGCAGTCAAATATTTACAGTTATCTGAAAAATGCTTAGATTCAAGACGATAAAAGAATAATTTGCGATGTCTACGTGCTTTGATGAACAATTGTTCTTTGAAATTGGTCGCTGCGTTCGGATTGTCATTGATAATTGACCCAATTTCAGAAAAGTACCGTCTGATGGGGTCACGAAACTGCATTGTGACCTTTATATCAAAGTGTTCTTGTAATTTTGGAGCAATTTCTTGTAAAAATGACAAAGGAAGACTAAAATTTGCGTTTGAGAAGTCGCAAACTGCCTGATATTCATGTTTTATGTTCTCATAGTGTTGTTTATAGTAGGAAATATACGTATCGAGGTTGTATGGTGCAGAAATGAAGTCAGTAAAGTCTAAATTCTTCGCATAATCATTACTTTGCGATAAAACTCTACCAAATGGATGATCTCGTTTTCTTTTATTTTGCTTTTTACCGATGAATATGTTTCTTACATGCTCAACTCGCTCTTGAGTTGGTTCTGAAAGTAATTTCAGATAAAAGTTTTCTTTTTGATGAGCATGATGACAATATTTGTTGTCAAGTGCGAGTGTATAGAGGAATGGACTTGTAGCAGACCATCCACTACCAGGATTTAGTAGGAGTGTAGGTCTTTCCATGCTATTATAAAATTTTTCATTACTGCAGCAGCTTCATTATACACTTTGTCTGTCAATTTATCAATATCAGACTTCCATTGGTCTGGTAGACCTGCAAGTTGGGGTGCTTCGTTACCTTTATCTGGAAAATATGCATTTTCATGAATTTTGGTAATTTTGAAATTCAAAAAGTTAGATAATCTCTCAGTTTGCTCTTTGAATTGATCAGGATCCCAAAATTTCTCCATTATGATGGGTAATACGTTTTCTCTACCAAAAACGTTTGCAAATTTTTTGTAATTTTTCATATAAAAGCAAAGATTTGAGAAATCTCGTTTTTTAATGCGATATAAAAACAATCCAGTGTGATCTTGTGCTCTTATGAGCATTGTCATCCGCAAATCCTGTTTATATACATTCAATAATGATTTTCGGTTCTTATTGAACGATATTATAGATCCAGTTTCTGAAAAAAACCTTTTTACAGGTTCTCGGAACTGCATAGTCACTTTTATGTTGAAATGTTCTCTTAATTTGTCTGCAATTGATTTTAGATCATCTTCTTTCATTGATAGGTTGTAATTACTGAAGTCTGCAACACTAGGTCTATCAATTTCTTCAAAATGCTTTTTATAGTAATCAATATATTTGTCTATATCCCTTTTACCATTAATAAAGTCATTCATGTATTCATCAGAGAAATGATTTAGTGTATTTTCATTTACTAGATGCTGATCTTGATTCTTCTCCCACTTTTTAAGAAAATAAGATTCATATTCTGGATTTTTTAGTGTATACAGATAACTGTTCTCTTTTAGATGCCCTGCATGAGTAAATTTGTTATCTAACGCTAAAGTATAGTAGAATGGTGTTGTAGCAGCCCATCCTGTACCAGGATTCAATAAAAGGGTTGGTTTCATATGATATATAGACTATGAAAATTTATGTTGATGGATGTTCTTACAGTTACGGTCAAGAACTGAAAGATCCTGAAAAAACTAGGTATAGTACCCTTCTTGGAAACAAAATGGGGGCAGAAGTTTATAATATTGCTAGATGTAGTGCTAGTAATGCTAGAATCGTTCGTAACCTGCTTGTAGAGAATGATATAACCAAATATGACCTTGCAATCATCCAATTAACCTTTCCTGAGAGATTGGAGTATTATGATCCGCATAGAGTACCAAAAAATAAGAAAAATAAGAAAAATAAGGGTTGGACTAATATAACAATCCATAATGCGACTGATGTGGACTATGGAGGTGACTTTAAAGCTAAGAGTAGAGAAGAAGAAATTAGAAAAGGTATAAAACCAATTGATAAAGAATTTTGGAACTACTATTATAAAAACATCTACCAAGAACAGTATGGAAGAGCATATGAACAAATCGCACACACTACAATTAAGAATCACTGCAAAGTAAACAATGTTCCACTTGCTTTACTCACTTCCGATGATTCTACGCCATTAGAATACACTTTACAACTCAATAATGGTAAAAGATACGCAAAAGCAAAATATAGGCATCCAAATGAATTAGGGCACATGAGAATTGCGTTAGACTTGATGTTTATCATAAAAACTGCTAAAATGTTCAAAAATTAGTCATAAATACCTCGCATTAATCAAAACTATGAAAAAACTCTGGAATTGGATCTATGGAGAGTATAAACTCTGGAAATTAAAACGTGAAGATCCGTATATCTACGAAGACGAAGAATGATTGGATTTTCTGAAGGATTTCACGATGCTGCAATTGCCGTAGTCAATAATGGCAAAATTTCATTTGCAACGCACTCTGAAAGATACTCAAAAAAGAAACATGATAAGAATTTGGATTTAGGTGCAATTATTGCAGCAAAGACTTATCAAAAGGATGATACAGTGGCATTTTACGAAATGCCCTTCTGGAAGAAGAGTAGACAGTTATTTGCTGGTCAATTTGAAACTGTAAAGAATGAAAGATATTATTCACTAGAACCAACTGAATATCACGAACATCACAAGTCTCACGCTGCTGCAGCGTTCCAAACGTCGGCATTTGATGAAGCAGCGTGTGTAGTTGTTGATTCTATCGGAGAATGGGATTGTAGTTCAATATGGACTGCAAAAATGGTTGATGGTAAGGCAAAGTACAAAAAAGTGTGGTCTAGGAAGTATCCTAACTCTATAGGTCTTTGGTACAGTGCATTGACCAAATGGGCAGGTTTGAAACCGTTAGATGAAGAATATATCTTTATGGGGATGGCAGCATTCGGAAATCCCGTTTATATGAATTGTGTTGAACGTTTCTTACATAAAAACAATCATAAGGGTATTCGTAAAGAAGAAATCCCATATGGGGTATATGACGTTGCTAAGAGTGCGGAAAGGATACTACAACAGGAATTAGAGATAATATTTGACAAAGCGAAGAAATATAGCGATAATATCTGTTATGGGGGTGGAGTTGCTCTCAACTGTGTTGTAAACACAAAACTTAGGGAAAGGTGCAATTTATGGATTATGCCTTGTCCTGGAGACGCTGGAGGTGCCTTAGGTGCAGCATTATTGGCAGATGGATCAAAAGTTCAATTCTCACCTTACCTTGGTTATAACATCAAGCGTAAGGTCAATCCGAAGGAGGTGGTATCGTGCTTACTCAAAAATAAGATCGTTGGTATTGCAAATGGTCGTGCAGAGTTTGGTCCTAGGGCTCTTGGTAACAGAAGTCTACTTGCGGATCCAAGAGAAATTTCAACCAAAGACCTCGTTAACGATATCAAGCAAAGACAGAAATTCAGACCATTTGCCCCTGCTATTCTGGAAGAGCATTGCCATGATTATTTTGACATGCCTGACCATTCTAGGTATATGTCTTATACTTATCAATGCAAGCGTCAGGACGATATACCTGCTTGTTTACACGTTGATAACTCTGCTAGGGTACAAACAGTCCCAGAAACGTCTGAAAGCATCCTGAGACCCATACTGGAGGCATGGTACGAACGTACAGGTTGTCCAGTTCTACTAAACACATCTTTGAATGTTAGAGGAAAACCGATGGTAAATAACATCGAAGATGCTAGATTATTTGAGCACAAGTACAATGTCACTGTTATGTAATGGGTGTTCCTTCACTTGGGGAGATGAATTAGAGGAAGGAGAACAAACTTATGCTGAAATACTAGGAGCAGAAAACATTTCTAAATGTGCTTCTAGTAATGATAATATCGCTAGAAGAACATTGATGCATCTAAAGGATCATGATGTTGACCAAGTGATAATGCAATGGACATATAAGAACAGAAGAGAGCATTTTTACGATTCAGGTATGGTAGAAGGTATCATACCTCAAGTATACAAGGATGGTAGGGCAATAACTAAACCAATATCAAAAATATTTTACACATCATTTCAAAATTCTAGATTAGATAATGAGAACATGTGGAAGAATATATTACTTGTTGATTCATATTGTAGGATGAAGAATATAAAAGTAATACATTGGAGTGTAGAACCTAGAAAATGGTGTAAGGGTGATTGTTACTTCTATGATATTTCAGATTTCAAATTGCATAGTATCAAGAAAATAGTAGGAAAAGGAAAACGTGGTTTTTGGGGTCAGGATGAAAATTGGAGACCTAGAGGTCACTTATCTCAACTTGGACATAAGAGGGTTGCAGACTACCTATATAATCTGTTATAATGTATATGACTGACACTTAGTTATGGCAAAAGGATTTAAGGTGGTTTCTAAATCACCAACTGCAGATAAGGATGATTACTCTTTAGAAAAAGGAAGAGAAATGATCAAAGGCAAAAGCGTTGTCTTTTGTCTACCAGGTAGAGGAGTCTCATACACATACCTCAAGAATTTCGTATCACTCTGTTTTGAGTTGGTACAGCAAGGAGCAAGTATACAGATATCACAAGACTACAGTTCAATGGTGAACTTTGCACGATGTAAGTGTCTAGGTGCAAATGTTCTACGAGGACCAGACCAACTTCCTTGGGATGGTAAGTTGACGTATGATTATCAGTTATGGATTGATAGTGATATTGTTTTTGGTATTGAACAGTTCTATCGTCTTGTTTGTATGAACAAGGATATTGCCTCTGGTTGGTATGTAACTGAAGATGGAAATACATCATCAGTAGCACATTGGTTAGAAGAAGGTGATTTCAAAGAAAATGGTGGTGTAATGAACCATGAGATGTTAGATGGCATTACTAAGAGACGTAAACCTTTTACTGTTGATTATGCAGGGTTTGGTTGGTTGCTTATCAAAAAAGGTATATTTGAACATGAAGAGATGAAGTATCCTTGGTTTGCTCCTCAAATGCAGGTATTTGAATCAGGGGAAGTTCAAGATATGTGTGGTGAAGATGTTTCTTTCTGTTTAGATGCAATAAAAGCAGGTTTTGAAATATGGTGTGATCCTAAGGCAAGAGTAGGACACGAAAAGATGAGGATCCTCTAAAGGGATCCTTTTTTTATACATAGTCAAAAATGACTATCTCAACGATGCACGAGTTGTATAATATTTACGTTGAGGGAGTAATCATCAGAGAAGGAATAGATGAAGATGAAATGCTAGATATCACTCAAGAACTAGCAGATGAATTTTACTCCGTTGGTTACCCTCATCCAGATACTGTAGAAGTAAAGTATCTTGGTCATGAAGATGACTATTAAATTCCGCAATAAATAATAAATATACCAAGATTCTGGAAACTGGTGCCAGCACAAACATTTTCAAGGGGTTTTAAGGATATTTCGTTATCCTTCAAAAGACATCCTGTTACTAATGACATACTCGTCTTGAAAAATGAAGACGCTATAAAGCGGGCTGTGCAAAATTTGGTGCGTATACAGGTAGGTGAAATATTCTTCAATAGGTTGATTGGTACTAGGATTGAGGGTTCTTTATTTGAACTTGCAACCTCAGATTTTGTTGATCCTATAAGAACAGAGATAGAACTAACTATCACTAATCATGAACCCAGAGTCAGATTGACAGGAATAGGTGTTCAGGCAACTCCTGATGATAATGCTTTGGATATAAGCATAGAATACGATATTGTTGGTTTATCGTCACCAACACAAACCGTCAACTTTATACTCGAACCAACAAGATTATAATGGCACTGCAACAATTTACAAATTTAAATTTTGAGGATATAAAAAGTTCCATCAAAGATTATATCAGAGAAAACTCTAATTTCACTGATATGGACTTTGAGGGATCTAATCTGTCCGTATTAATCAATCTATTAGCGTACAACTCATATAGTACAGCATATAATACCAATATGGTTGTCAATGAGACTTTCATTGATAGTGCAACTTTGAGAGAGAATGTAGTATCATTAGCAAGAAATATAGGATATGTTCCTAGGTCAAGAAGAGCAGCAGTAACAGATGTCAGTTATAACATATCTGACTTACCTGCAGCAACTACTACTCTAAAATTTGAACCAGGTATTATTGGTAATGGTAATGTTGATAGTATAAACTATGTCTTTTCTATACCTGAACAGGTTACTGGAACTGCACTTAATGGTGAAGCTGAAGGTATCATTAGGGTATTTCAAGGACAATATTTGTCCAATACATTTATTATCGATGACTCTCAACCGAATCAGAGGTTCATTTTACCTAACGATGGTATTGATACCTCAACTATACGTGTCAACGTAAGGGAAAATGCCTCAAGTACAACAATTGAAGAATATGCGTTAGTTGATAATATACTTGGTATTACGTCTACATCTAAGATCTATTTGATTCAGGAAACAACTGATGAGAAATATGAAATCTTATTTGGTGATGGTATATTCGGTAATAAACTAACCAATGGTAATGTTGTTGATGTTTCATACATCAAGACTAATGGTAAGGATGGTAATGGTGTTTCACGTCTAACATTTACTGGTACATTGTCTGATGAGAACGATGCAACAATAAGTGATTTTACTGCGATCATTATTCCCAATTATATTAGTGAAAATGGTGACGATATAGAGAATTTGCAGAGTATTAGATACTATGCTCCTAGGTTATACTCAACACAACATAGGGCAGTTACTGCAAGTGATTACGAAGCAATTGTACCTTCTGTATATCCCAATATAGAATCTATAAGTGCTTTTGGTGGTGAGGAACTTACTCCTCCTAGATATGGTCAGGTTTACATTGCTGCTAAACCTAAGAATGGATCATTCTTATCTGAGTTTACTAAGAAACAAATACTTAGTTCTCTAAAGAACTATTCAGTAGCAGGTATTTTACCTACTATGGTTGACTTGAAGTTCTTATTTGTAGAAATTGATAGTTGGATTTACTACAATGCAAACTTTGTAGGAGATCCTGAGAATATGAAGACTGATGTTATTAATTCATTAACATCATTTGCATCTGGACCTGAATTGAATAAATTTGGTGGTAGATTCAAATATAGTAAAGTTCTTTCACTTATTGATAATGTAAGCACTACAATTACTTCAAATATTACTACTGTAAGAATAAGAAGAAATTTATATGCACAGATCAATCAATTTACGCAATATGAACTATGTTATGATAATGAATTCCATATAGGAGGAGATGCTTATAACATCAAATCTACTGGATTTACTGTAAGTGGTATATCTGATACTGTTTACTTCTCTGATATACGTGTAGAAGGAACAACTAAGGGTAATATATTCTTATTCAGTCTTGAAGCTGACAATACAGCAAAAGTAATTTCAACTACTTTTGGAACTGTTGATTATAAAAAGGGTGAAGTCCTTATCAATACTGCGAATATAACTAGTACCGTAAAACCAAATAACATCGTTGAAGTGCAAGCAATACCTGAATCAAATGATGTTCTTGCAAGAAAAGAGTTGTATTTACAATTCTCTGTTGCTAATAGCAATTTCTATATGAGAGAAGACTCTATCGCTTCGGGTGCTAATACATCTGGTACTAGATTCAATATTCAGTCTAGTTACACAAATGGCGAGAAAATAAGAGGGTAAATACTACTACGGCAAATACCTAATGATTACAACATCATTCACAAAAGTAAAGATTAACGAAGTAATTCAAAGTCAAGTACCTCAGTATATTGATTCTGAAAATCCTTTCTTTGGTGAATTTCTAAAACAATACTATTTTTCTCAAGAGTTTCAAGGCGGTGCAATCGATATCGCTGATAATCTTGTTGAGTATAAGAGTCTTGATTATATTAATAATGAGGTGATGACTGGATTTACATCCACGACTTCTTATGCAAATGGTTTGGTTGATACGATATATGTTGATTCTACGAAGGGTTGGCCTAAGCAGTGGGGTCTACTAAAGATAAATGATGAGATAATAACTTATACTGGTATTGGATCTACCTCTTTCACGGGTTGTGTTAGGGGTTTTAGTGGTATAGAGAAAAATAGTAAGACTAATGCTCCAGAATACCTTACATTTACTAAAACAGGTATTGGAACACATCAAGCAGAATCAAGGGTAACAAATCTTAGTAATATATTTCTAAAGGAGTTTCTAAAGAAACTCAAGGTACAATTCTTACCAGGTTTCTCTGAGAGACCTCTAAACGAGGAATTGAACCAGTCTAATTTTATTAGACAAGCAAAAGATTTCTATAAGTCTAAGGGTACAGAAGAAGCATTTAAGATATTATTTGGTGCACTGTATGGTGAACCAGTTGAGATGATTCAACCATCTAAGTTTTTAGTAAGACCATCAGATGCTGATTATATTGTAAATGATGTTTTAGTATGTGATGTAGTAAGTGGTGATGCATTAAGTATTGAGGGTCAGAGTCTAATACAGGATACTACACCTATACAAACTAGTGGATCTATCTACAGTGTAGAACGTTATCTTGCTGGTGGAAAAACATATTATAAAGTTGCTTTATCTAAAGGAACAACTGTTGGTAAATTTGAGCAAGTAGGTAAAACCTTCCTAACAAAGAGTACACCTGCATTCGGAACTATTCTCAATGTTGACTCTACTGTTGGGTTTGATACTAGTGGTACACTAAGTTTTGAGGATAGGACATTTACCTATACTGATAAGAATTATACACAGTTCTTAGGTGTATCAAGTATAACTTCGCCTTGTGGTATTGGATCAACTGTAACTGCTGGTCTAACCGCTTACTCATATGAGAATGGTAATCTTGCTAAGAGAGTAGATCTAAATGTCTTAGGTGTTCTTAGTAATTTTGTTGGAAATGCTATAAATCAACAAGAAGAGAGTAGTATCAATGTAAAGAGTTTAGGTAAGAAACAAAAAGATCCTAGATGGACAACCTTTATTCATAACACTGCATCTAAGTATGGTCTTTATGGAATTGATATTATTGCACCTGGTAGTTATAGATTTACACTAAACCAATCACATGATTTATTTGTTGGTGACACGATTGACATCGTAGATCCTGATAATGCAGTGTCATCAGGTACTATCACAGATATTATATCAGATAATAAGATAGAAGTTAGTACTGTTGTTTTAGATACTACTAAAACATATTATTTCAGAAGGAATATAAAAACCCAACTTGGGTATACTGCTGATGTACAAAACAGTTATTCTAATAATGACGAGGTATATGTCGCATCTAACAGTTTACCTCATTGGGATATTGATCCTCAGAAACGAATAAGAACATTTAATAATATTGGTGTTGGAGCAACTACAACTAGACTAACATCACCTAATCATAATTTCAATGATGGTGATTTAGTTGTATATTCGTATGTTTCAGGTATAGGAACTTTATCAAATTTAGATGATAATGTTCCATACTATGTCAAATCACATGATATCAATACACTGTCGTTAGCATACTCTGCAGATAACGTCCGTAGAGGGCAGTTTATCAACGTATTTGACGCTGATGACATAATAGGTGTATCAACTCATACATTGACCCCACAGGTCGTTTATGGTACTGATCTTGGTGCACAGAAGATTCTTAGAAGATTCAAGAAACCTGAATTTGGAGATGTAAAGACAAATACCATTCAAGGACCAATAGGATTATTTGCTAATGGTGTAGAAGCATATTCATATAAATCAACTGATAAAGTTTATCATGGTCCTCTACTTTCTGTAGAGGTACTGAATCAAGGTTCAGGATATGATGTAGTCAATCCACCTACTTTGTCTATTGTACAGGATGGACATACTACTGGAGTTACTTCTGCAATATGTACAACACAAGTTGAAGGTACAATAACGGAAGTTTTAGTTGATGGTAAGGGACTTGATTATGAAGAAATTCCTAATGTCAATTTCATTGGTGGTAATAGTAAAGATGTTATAATAGAAGCAAAGATGAAAATTCAACCACAAGAGGTTGAATTTGATAGTACTTCATCTGGTGGTATTGTCAATACACATACTGATAGATGTGTATTCTCAACTCCTCATGGATTCAAGAATGGTGAGAAGATAATATATTCATCTGGTGGAACCACAGAAATAGGTATTGGAATAACACCAGGTAACTTAGTAGATTCTGCACCTTATTTTGTTATCAAGTTAGATGATTTCAGTATTCATCTAGCAGAGACTGAGGCTAGTGCTCTTGCTGGTATTAATTCAGTTCCATTCACTACAAATGGTGGAGGTATTCAGAAGTTTACAACTACAGATAGGAGACAAATAGTTGACAAGGTTCTTGTTGTAAATGGTGGTACAGTTAAGAATAGAAGTCTTACTATTCCTTCATCTTTTATAAATCACCACATTGATACAATCAATATTCCTAGCCATGGTTTTGATTCTGGAGAAATTGTTAAGTATTCTGCTGCTAGTGTTGCTGGAAACTTAACAAATAATACAGAATATTATGTTGATAAGATAGATAATGACTCATTTAGATTATCAACCAAAAAAGATTTATCAGATCTAGTAAGTATATCAAATTCTGGTGCTGGTAGTCATACATTCCAAGATCCTCCTATATCAATTGAGATAGATGGTAGACAAGGAATAACAACATCTGCTGCATCAGCGAGTCCAATTGTACGAGGTAAGATTATTGGGGTACATGTAGAAACTGGTGGTACTGGTTATGGATCTACTGTTATCAATGATAAATTAGTACCTTCTGTAGATATTGTGATTGGTAAAGATGCATATCTACAACCTCTGATCAGTAATGGACATATTGAACAAATTATCCTAAAAGATGGTGGTAAGAATTTCTTTAGTACTCCAGATATTATTATAACTGGTGATGGTACAGGTGCTAAAGCAAAGGCTATAATTGCTGGTGGTAAGATAACAAGTATCAATATGATTGATAAGGGTATGGGATATACCCAAGCAGGTACAACATGTGTTGCTAAAACACCAGGTAAAGATTCTATATTCTCTAGTAAAATCAAGACATGGACTGTAAATCAGGTTGAAAGATATGCTAAATTTGGAGATGTCAAAGATGATGATGGTTTCTATGAGATTGCAAAAGACAATGGCAACCCATATGTAAACTATTACGTTCCAAGAAACCTTAGAGACTTCAAAGGTGATGTTGGACTAACACATTCTCCTATCTTAGGATATGCTTATGATGGTAATCCTATCTACGGTCCTTATGCAAATGTAAATGGTGCACTAAAGTACATAGAGTCAAGTTATAGACCGTTATCTGGTCAAAGACCTGATGGTCCTAGTATAACTAAGTTCCCTGCTGGATTCTTTGTAGAAGACTTTACTTATAGTGAAGGTTTTGGAGATCTGGATGAACATAATGGTAGATTTGCTGCTACACCAGAATATCCAAACGGTGTATATGCATATTATACAACTGTCAATGCAAATGTAACTTCCAATCCATCAGATCCTTTCAATGGTGTAAGAAAACCTGAGTTTCCATATATTGTAGGTGATAGTTATCATTCAGAATTAGATGAATATAATATTGACGATGATACTAATCAAAAGTTAGATCCTGTAAAGTTGGGTCTTGTAAGAAATACTAATTCATACAATATTCCTGAGTATGAGTTCGTTTCTAATGGATCAAAACATACATTAATCAATGCACAAGTCTTGGGTATAAGTGATGGTTCTTTAGAGGAAGTTAATATTATTGATGGTGGTGATAATTATAACGTTGGTGACAACTTAGTATTTGATAATACTGATACTGATGGTTTTGGTGCTATAGGTGATGTTGTTGAACTAGTTGCTCCAGCGATAGATTCTTTCTCAACCCAGATTACAACTTTCAATGATGTAGTTCTTACTACTAGTGCTGGTAAAGTTATTGGATTTACTACTACTCCTCATGGTATATCAAATCAATCATATGTAAGAATATCTGGTATATCAACAGATACTCATACTGGACTTGAGGCTATAACAAAATTAAGTTCAAGGGATGTTAGAACTGGTCTTGGAATTACTATGGATGCTGTAGGTGCAACTACTAGCATATTACTAAGTGAGTATCTTCCAGATGTAACTAGAGATAATAAATTCCAAATAGATGATATTGTTCTTATCAATTCGGAGCAATTGAAGATTTATGGTTTTGATACTTTCAATAATAAACTACAACTCATAAGAGCACAAAACGGTTCAGTTGCTGCTGCACATACATTCGGATCTAATATTGTAAGATTAGAAAAAGAATTCACTTACGATCTTCAGAATACGGTTGATTTAGATACACCAAGTGATGTAGTCACTTACTTTGATGCTGCTAATGATGTTGGTATAGGATTAACATTCGGACCTGGCATTGCTCATACAATCACAGTAAGATCTCAATCTAAGAATATACCTACAAGGTCTATCTTTATACCTCATCAGTTTAGACAGGGTGAGAGACTTACATACTCACCTGGTGCTGGTACATCATTGACATACCAGACACCTGCTATGAAAGATGTCAATACTGGATTTAAATCACCATTACCTCCTGAAGTTTTTGTTCAGGTTCTTACTAACGATACTATTGGTATTGTTACTACACAGAGTGGTATTGGATCTGATCTACAACGTGTTATGTTTGACACTAACACTGGTATTGGTAATACTCACTTCTTCAAGACAAACAGAGGTGCTATAACAGGAACCATTGAGATGGTTGGTGTTGCAGTAACTACGAAAGAGAACCATACTCTAAGACCTGATGATGTTATAGATCTTACAGTTGTTTCTTCTGCTACCAGTGCAGTGGCTATAACTTACAATTCTGTTACAAGGTTTGTAAGTATAGGTTCTTCTGTCAATCCACCTCTAAATGTTACTATAGGTGACACTTTAGAGTTTGATACCTCAAGTAATACTCTTGCAGATAAGAAGTTAGAATTCTTCTTAGATCAAGACTATCAGAAGCAGTTTGTTGGATCTGGTGCATCTACTATAGAAGTTACTACTCCAATACAACCAGGTATTACTGGTGGTAAGACAAGAGTACATTTTACAGAACAAGTTCCATCAGTTCTATACTACAAGTTGTCAACTATTCAAGGAACAGATGTTATAGAGATTAATAAGGATATTGTTGATTATTCTAAGATAATAGTCAATACAAGTAAGTACACAGGTAGACATAGTATTACTAGTGTTACTGCTAATACATATCAATTCAATATATTTGATAAACCAGAAAGAGTAGGATATACCAGTATTTCTCAATTAACTTGTAGAACTACATCTAAGAATGTAACAGGTGGAGTTGGTAAAGTAAGACTAACATCTGGAGGACTTTCATATGAAGATCTTCCTAATGTTTCAGTAGCATCTACAACTGGATCATCTGCGTTATTCTCTTCATTTGGATCAAATATTGGTGCTTTGAGTAATGTACGGATTATTGATTTTGGATATGACTATCCTTCAGATAAAACATTAAGACCAGAAGCAGAAGTGTCACAGGTAGTATTCCTGAAAGATAACTTTGCTGTAGATAGTGTTGCTATAACATCTACTGGTAAGAAGTATGTTACACCACCTAATTTGGTTGTATATAACAGTAAGACAAATACTACTAGCCAAGATGCTAAGTTCTCAGTAGAACTGAATGGTGGTGCAGTTGGTTCTGTTAGAATTATTAGTAGAGGTGGTAATTTAGCAAGTGGTGATAGTGAATTATTTGCTGTAGATAACAGTAATGGAGTTGGTATTGTAAGTGCAACATATTCTGCTCCTAATGTAACTCTAAAATTACAGACACCTAATACAGGATTTACTACAACAAATCCATTACCATTTGCTGTAGGTGATAAGGTATTTGTTGAGAATGTTGGTGTAAGTTCTGGACTAGGTTTCAACTCTGCAGATCATGAGTACACTAGTTTTGTACTAACAGGTATCAATACTGCCTTTGGACAAATTGATTCTGCTACACTGACTTATGCTGTAGATAATGATCCTGGTTTCCATGATTTCCAGAAGTTTGGATCTGTATCTAATGATAAGGATATTGCTAAGTTCAAACTAAATCTACGTGAGGGTCAATTCTTAGATGGTGAACCATTGACTGATGATGTCAATGTTATTACAGGAAATGGTAAGAAACTAAGTGTTTTACGTGTAAGTAGTTTAGTTGGATTGAATACAGGAGATAAAGTAAGAGGTAGATATTCTCTTGCTGGTGGTACTATTGAATCAATGGATGATTATGAAGGTCACTTTGAAGTTGATAGTACGATAGAGAAAAGATTTGGATGGGAGAAAGATACTGGTAAACTTAGTGAGTTCTATCAAAGAGTACAAGATAATGATTACTATCAAAACTTTGCATATTCACTGAAGAGTTTTGTTGGCATATCTTCTTGGAGTGAACCAGTTGATTCACTGGCACATATCGCTGGATTCAAGAAACATTCTGATCTACTAATCAATTCAGAACCTGTTGGTACTGGTGCTAGTGTTCAGGTTGGTACTTCTACTGCTACAGATAATGTTGTATTGATAAACTCATATTCAGATATTGATTGTAAGCATCACCATGACCTTGTACATGAAAATACTGATTCATTACAATCATTGAGTAATGAGATAGTATTCAACTCATTCAGAGCAGGTGATTCTATCTTATGTAAGACTAATAGAGTTTTGGAGATAGATGATATTAGTCCAGATTTCTATAATGATCCTGATCTAATTCAAACTGTAGAAATTGATCAGTTTGATATGGGTTCTGTTACTGCTATCAAATATTATGCACAGGTTGTTCTTGATACTTCATTAGGAATAAGTTACAACATCACTCAATATTCAGAGTTTGTTGCTTCTCATGATGGCACCATAGGATTTATGAACACCTATTCAGAAGTTTCTGATGCCTTTGACTTAGGTGAGTTTTCTACTTCTACTAATGGTGGTGTTTGTTCTGTAAACTTCACACCTTACAATAATGTCTACACTTATGATATTACTTTCTATAAGGAAGTTATGGGTGATTCTGTTGGTACAGGTCTAACATCTCACGGAAACCTTAAGAAGGTTGGTGTTACTTCTGCTATACCTTCTGCTGCTTCACCTGCTACAAAGAGTATTCTTGATATTGATTCAACTAAGTTCAAGTCTGGATCTATTACAGTTGCTGCTAAAATAACAGGTGAGAAAGAAATTGATGAGTACACATTCTTAGTAGATGGTGCTAATAACTTACAATATACTAACTTTGGTACTATGGATGCTGGAACAGATTGTGGAACATTCCTTCCAACTGTTACTAGCAATGTATTGAAACTGAATTTCACAGCACCTGCTAATCAAGCAGTAACAGTCTCAACTCTTACATCAGTTGTTGGTGTTGCTACAACTGTTGCTGGTACAGGAATACCTATCGCAGGTATTGAAGTTGGTGATTCTAGGTTAGATGGAAGTAAAACAACTATAGTTGCTACTGGATCACCTGTTGCAACAGTTATATCATCTAAGAATTTCAATACTTATACATCTGCCAGATATCATGTGGAAATACATAATACAACGGACGATAAATATTCTGTCTTTATAGTTGCATCAAACTGTTACGGTGGTAATAGCAACTATTCAAAATACAATAATTTATCCACTGCTGCTGATCCTAAACGTGATATTCGTGCTACAGATATGCTTGTGGCAGGTACAAGTTCACAACTTAGATTTACTCCACTAGCAAATAAAGCATATGTGGTAAGAGTATCTGAAATTATTATAGACAAACCTGATTCCGTCGCTTCTAACGTAACCTTCACGATCTAATGTTTCAACTATCGTCGCTGAATAAGATATTCAATTCTGAGGGTGAGACTTTCTTGAAGAAATTCAAGTTAACTCATAAGGGAGATCCTATCTTTGCTCATAAATTTGTAGGATCAGATTCTAATGTATTATTACTGGGTTTAGATCAGTTTACTATAAAAAATCATTTTTATGTAACAGGTGAAAAGATACAATATACAGATGTTGCTGGTAGTGGTCAAATTGGTATACAGCATGGTGTCAATGGTGTAGGTGCTGCAACTACACTACCAAGTGAAGTATTTGTAATCAAAGTAGATGAAGATCACTTCAAAGTTGCTGCAACAAAAGCATTAGCAATATCAAACTCACCTATAGGATTGACAACTGTAGGTTCTGGAAGCACTCATACTTTTTCTGCTATAAAGCAAAATTCTAAATGTGTTATTTCTCTTGATAATGTAATTCAGTCACCGTTATATCCTAGAATTGATGGAGGAACAACATTAGCAGCTACTATACCAAATAGAGAAGTTTTATTCACTGATGCTCAAGGATATCAGAGATTTGATTTGATAAAAATTGGTAATGAAGTGATGAGAATCCAAACAGTTGGATTTGGTGGAGTTGCTAACAATGTATTGGTTGATAGAGCATGGTTAGGAACAATACAAGAGACACATGCTGTTGGAGATGCTATCCAAAAGGTATATGGTGACTACAATATTATTGAAGATACTATACATTTTGCAGATGTTCCTTATGGTGGTAATAGACAAACTGTTGGTGTAAGTTCTGCAAATTTTGACCTTCCTAATGATAATTTTACTGTTCTAACAGAATTGATTAGTACAGGTGATAAAGTAAAACTTAGATCACTTAATCCACCATCTCCTTTGAGTGGTAATGCTGATTATTTCTTGATAAAAAATGCTCCAAATAATTTCTCTTTTGCTGCAGATAGAGCAGATGCTCTTTTGGGAAATAAGATTAATTTAACAAGTGCTGGTATAGGAACTCATAATCTTTTATTTGCTGATGTACTTAGAGGTAGTTCATTCCAAGGAAGATCATTTATAAGAAGTGATTATACTGGTAATAATGTATTTGATGATGTTGCTGATCAATTTACTGGTATTGGTAAAACCTTTACTTTGAAAAAGGATAATGCTAATACTATTGGAATTAGTACTGATTATGGTGCCGTATTAATAAACAATATATTCCAGAAACCAGATATTGATTATGAGTTTGTAGATTCTCCTTCACCTGGTATCACATCAGTAACATTTACTGGTAATGCTATTGCTGGTTTTACTGAGAGATATAGTGATTCAAATGTAAATGCTAATAGGTTACCTAGAAAAGGTATTATTGCTGATATATCCAATACAAATGGTTTTGGATATCAACCTCAAGCAGTGGGTATTATAACTGCTAAAGTATCTGCTGGTGGTACTATTTCTAGTGTTTCTCTTGGTTATACTGGTACTGGATATAGAGGAACTGGTCTTACAGTACCAAAATTTAGAATTGTTGGTGGACAATCAGTTACTTCTGCTGGTGGTACTTTCTCAGTTGTAGATGGATCTATAAAGGATATATTCTTAGATGATGGTGGATCTGGGTATTATATTTCTACTATTACAGATGCTGCATATAATCATCAAACTGGATTGACCACAGTTACAACTTCTGCTGATCATGGATTATCTACAGGAGATAGAGTTCAATTACAAGGTATAGCATATACATGTACTTACTCTGGATCTAAGACAATTACTAATGCGAAGTATGATAATACCTCAGGTATTATGACAGTTACCACTGCTACCAATCATGGGTTAGGAGTAGGTAGTGGAGTTATAATAACTGGTCTTGGTATGACATGTCAGTTAGATAATGGTGCTTCAACTCATACTTATCCTAGAACTACAGATCCGTATTATGCTGGTTCTGTAATTATATCTAAAACTGCTCAGACATTTACTATTCAAGTTGGTCCTTCTACTGTACCAACTTTTTATAAAACAGGCGGTAGATCTCAGGGTGCTCTTCTTGCACCTAGACCATATGATAAGAATGCAACTTCTTTTGAGGTAACTGTTGTTGATAATACTAAGTTCCAAGTAAATGCTGGAACAACAACTGCACATCATTGGTATAATAGAGGTGGGTTAGTTCATAAACCATTCAATGTTTCTGTAGATGCTCCAGTTGCTTATGATGATATAAAATTGATTAGTGGTAGTACTGGTATTGGTGCTTCTGTAACTGTGAAAATCGGTGCAGGAAGTAGTATAGAAGATATCGTTATAACAAATACTGGATATGGATATACTGTAGGAGAGAAATTATCTATTGCAGGTATACCAACAGATTCTAGTGCTGGTACTAATTTTGTAGCAACTCAATTTACTGTAAAAGAAACTCAAGATGATGAGTTTGCTGCATGGGTATTTGGTAAATTGCAAATTTTAGATGATTTTTCTAGTGAGTTTGATGGTAAGAAAACACAGTTTACAATAAAAGAAAATAACAAAGCAATCAGTATAGAGAAAGATCCTGGTTCGCCAATTAGTTTAGATGATGTGCTATTGATTTTCTTAGATGATGTACTACAAAAACCAGTTACAGCATATGAATTTACTGGTGGTACACAGATCAAATTTACTGAAGCACCTAAATCTGGATCTAAATTACAAGTTCTATTCTATAGAGGAACAGATGCTGATATATCATCAGATACTGCTATACAAGAAATTAAGAAGGGTGATAGTTTACAGATAATGTCTTCACCACAGATGAAGAATATAGTAGCACAAGATAAGAGAATTGTTAGAGAAATAGTTTCAAGAGATACTCTTCAAACTACACTATACAAACAACAAGGTATTACTAATGCTGTAAGTCCTAAGAGACCTGTTACTTGGTGCAAGCAAAGAGATGATCTCTATGTTGATGGTGTTAGGGTAAGTAAAGCAAGAGATATCTATGGTGGTAGAGTATTCCCTGCTGCAAGAATAATAGCAGATGTTGGTGTCAATGATACTGCAGTATATACTGATGCTGGTTCATTGATATTCTCTAAAGCAGAAGCACCTGATATCAATGAGTTTGCAATCAAGATAATAGATGGAGAGAAAAATGACATTGGTTTTGGTACTACTGGATTTACTAATCCGATAGTAGAAAAATCTACTGTTACCGTTAGCGGTGATGCTGGTTCTATTGTTGGAATAGGTTCAACGGTAAAAGGAATTCAATTTGAGTTCTATATACCTTTGGATTCTCCTTTGAGAGAAAACCAGTATGGTGGTCTAACTAAGACTGGTATCTCTACTGGAGATTACTTTGTTGTTACTAGATCAAACGTAGGTGCAGGGGTAACTGCAAAATCTGGTATTGGCACAAACTTTGAGACAGTTGGAATTGCAACACAATTCCTTGATGGTGTCTATCAGGTGAGTCACCTCACACAGGTGGGTTCTGGTCAAAAGATGAGAGTCCACGTTGAGATTGAATCGGGTCATGGATTGAACTTTACAGGATTGACTTCAGGTGTAGGTTCCTATTATGGTTCCTATAGTTGGACTAAATTTAATACAGGTACTGTTGGTTTTGCCTTTACTACAAATACGCAAAATGGTCTAACTGGACTATCAACTGCGGCTCATGTAGTAAGATCTACTAAGTTACTTCAAGATTACACATAAATAAACAAAAAGTTTCAAAATAATGCCAGCCGTCATCACGGATCAGATTAGGGTTTTGAATGCGACGAATTTCGTAAGCGGAATTTCGACAAGTGATAACAGCTATTATGTTTTTATTGGACTTCCAAATGCAACAGATGTTGCTTCCGATTGGAACACTAATACGCCATCACCTATCGATAATTTCGATAATCACGATAATATCTACGATACCCTAATATCTGCCAAAAAGATTAACAGTACTGACGTACTACGAGTTATTAAAAAAATAACTTGGGAAACAGGGACGATATACGAGATGTATCGTCAAGATTATAGTATCAATAACTTGAGTAAGCAGACAAGCTCTACAAGTTTATATGGTTCTAATTTCTATGTAATTAATAAGGACTATAGAGTCTATGAGTGTATTTTCAATGGAGCTGCTCCAGCAAATAGTGGTAAAGGCATTATATCACTACAGGAACCAGTTCATACTGATCTTCAACCTCGATTGGAAAGTGACGGTTACATTTGGAAGTATCTTTATACTATAAAACCAAGTGACATTATCAAATTCGATAGTGCTGATTACATACCTGTACCAGATGATTGGGCAACTAATACTGATGTAGCAGATGTAAGAAATGCTGCTGTTGATGGTAAGATAGAATGTGTTGTTGTAGAGAATACATCTTCTGCAGCATATCAATTCAATGGTACGAAAAACAATGTGCCTATCAAAGGTGATGGGCAAGATGGATTAGCATCTGTTACATTCATCAACGGTAAACCAGATTCAGTTCAGGTTACTAACGGTGGAACAGGATATAGTTTTGGAACTCTAGATCTTGACAGTGTTGTAACTGGTGCTGGTGCTTCATTCTCAGTAATCGTACCACCACCAGGCGGTCACGGTGCTGACATCTATAGAGAACTAGGTGCAAACAAGGTTCTTATATACTCAAGAATAGAAAATGCTGATGTGACAAACCCTGATTTCCCAACAGGAAACCAGTTTGCTCGTATTGGTATTGTCGAAAACCCTCAAATATTTGGTACAAATAACCAACTTACTGCTGCTAGTGCATCAGGAGTTTATGGTTTACGTCTTGCAGGTGTTGCTGCAGCCAGTATGAGTGTTGCTGTTGACGGTGACGTAACACAAACTATTGGAATCGGATCAACTGCAATTGGTAAGATTATTGGATATGATGCGGTAACTAAAACTTTACAGTATTGGCAAGACAGATCCCTTGCGTTGGATACGAGTACAGGCAGTAAACCTACCTATGGATACCGTCTAAATAAATTCACGTCATCACCAGGTGCAGGTGGTAATACGAATGTGACTGTTACTACAACAACAGGAACATCAACATTGCCAATAGATACTGGTTTTACTGGCGTTTCAACAACAGTCAATTCAAGAACTTATTACTTTGGTCAATCCTATACAAGTGGATTGGCAAACCCAGAGATCAAAAAATACTCTGGTAACATCATATACATTGATAATAGACCTGAAGTGACAAGAGCAACAAACCAACGAGAAGATATCAAAATCATCTTAGAATTCTGATACAATGCCACAGAACACCAACCTTAATGTCAGTCCATACTTTGATGATTTCGATTCGTCAAAAAATTATAATCGAGTCCTCTTCAAACCTGGCACACCCGTACAAGCACGGGAACTAACAACGTTACAATCTATCCTACAGGGACAGGTTGAACAATTCGGTAAACATATTTTCCGTGAGGGATCAATGGTGATTCCTGGCGTATTCAAATATGATAACCAATACACTTCAGTAAAAGTAGAGTCTACATTTTTTGGTGTTCCTGTAGAATTGTACTATAAGAAGTTAATTGGTTTAAGTATAAAGGGTAAGACATCTGGTATAACTGCTAAAGTAGTAAAAGTAATACCTGCTATTGAGTCTGTAACAAGTAATACAACTTTATTCATCAAGTATGAAAAGACATCTGATGATTATTTGAATGATCAATTTGTTGATGGAGAAAATCTAATAACATTAGCAGATTTTACTTATGGATCAACAACCATAACAAATGGATCTGATTTTGCTACTGCTATAAATTCTAATGCTGCATCTGTAGGATCTGCATTCACAATTACAAGAGGTGTGTGGTTTGCTCGTGGAGCATTTGTTGAAGTATCACCTGAAACGATAATATTAGATCAGTATGATAATACACCATCCTACAGAGTAGGATTCAATGTAAAAGAAGAGATTATAACTGCTGTTGATGATTCTAGTTTATATGATAATGCTTCTGGGTTCTCTAACTTTACTGCACCTGGTGCAGATAGATTGAAAATTAGTCTAGTTCTTAGTAAGAAAGATATAGATGATTTCCAAGATGAGACTTTTATTGAATTACAAAGATTAGAGAATGGTGGTGTTAAGAAAATAATTGATAAGACTCTTTATGGAGAGTTAGCAAAAGAATTTGCTCGTAGAACGTTTGATGAGAGTGGAAACTATTACGTTACAAAGTTTGACTTAGAAGCAAAAGAATCTCTAAATGATAGGTATTCTGTCTTTGGTGCATTTTACACTGGATCAAAAACTAACGAAGGTAATACCCCTTCTAGGGATTTGATGTGTGTTCGTGTAGGTCCAGGTAAAGCATACGTCAAGGGATATGAATGTAATTCATACGGTTCTCATTTTGTTGATATTGAAAAACCAAGAACTACTGCTCTTGTTGAGTCATCTGCTATTCCGTTTGAAGCAGGTAATAAGATAAGAGTAAACCATGTACTGAATGCTGCTCAGATCAAGCTGAATGCTGCTACATCAGACTTTATTGATCTTCGTAGTGCAAGACTAGCTTCTAATCAATCAACTGCTGCAGGGGATTCTATAGGACGTGCAAGAGTATATGATTACAAATTACAGAATGCTGGATACACTGGTGACACAAGTGTCTTTGAATTATACTTATTTGATATTCAAACTGATACAAAGTTAACAATAAATCAAGCACATACTATTGCATTACCTGCTGTAATTGAAGGTGCACGTACTGGTGCTAGAGGTTATCTTCGTTCTGCAGTATCCAATTCTACAACTGTCACATTACATCAGGTTTCTGGTCAGTTCATGAAAGATGAACAGATCAAAATCAATGGTACATTAGATGGTAGAGTTATTACTGAGGTTACTGAGTATAGTATCAATGATGTGAAGTCGGTAAGATCTACTGCTGCTAGTAGAACATTTGCTGCAGATGTAGTTTTAGAGAGTAAGAAAGATCTTACAGGACGTGCATTCAGTATAACCAGTGGTGGTGTTATTACTAGTGGTACTACTGGTTGGGTAAAGAACTTCAAGATAGGGGATGTTATTGCATATAAAGGTGCTCAGACTGATATTACTTACAACGTTGTAAGTGCTATTAGCCCTACAAATAATAATATTACTGTAGTTGCTGCTCCACATACAGTTGCTGGTGTTTGCCATAAGGCACTGCCAGGTTCTACTATTACTGTTAGTGATTTGAAGATTCTTGCAGGTAAAATGAAAGCATCTAAGAGTGGATTCTTATATGCACCTTTACCTAACACTAATGTAGAGTCTGTAGATCTTACTGAATCTACCATATCGATTAGAGTAGAAAATACAGGTCAAGCAACTAATGGTTCTGGTCAGATGGATTTACCCCCATTGACAGGAACTGATTTGGTATATGCTCCATTTGATGAGGAAAGGTATACTGTTGTATATTCAAATGGTACTGTAGAAACACTAACATCAGATCAATTTGCTTTGACTAATGGTGGTAAGGGTGCAACTATATCTGGTCTTACTACTGGTCAGACTGGTATGATTGTACATAGTACACAACAAAAATCTAAAGTCAAGTCTAAACAGAAACAACTTACTAGAGAAGCAACTACTCTCATTACAGGTTCTAACCGTAATTATTCTGGTGTTAGTACATCTATTACAGATGGTCTAACTCCTAGTGGAGTATATGGTTTGAGAGTTCAAGATAGAGAAATATCTTTAGGTGTACCTGATGTAGTATCAGTTGCTGCTGTATTTGAATCATCAGGAACTGGGGTTCCTACTGTTCCAGCAATGACTCTTGGATCTTATAATGGTCCTAATGCTAATAATACTGACCTAATTTTAGGTGAGATTGGTATAGGTAAGAGTTCTGGTGCTGCTGCAATGGTTCTTGCTAGAAGTGGTACAAACGCAGTTGAAGTATTATACAAGAATAATAATACCTTCAAAGTAAATGAAGAAGTTACTTTCCAAGAAAGTGGTGTAAGAACTATTCTTTCTTCCTCAACGCCAGGTGATAAGAACATTAGAAAGAACTTTATACTAGACACTGGACAGAGATCTGAATATTATGACTTTGGTAGGTTGGTTAGAAAACAAGATTTTCCAGAACCACAAGGACAGTTGAAGGTTTACTTCGATCATTATGTAATTAATTCAGAAGATTCTGGTGACTTTGTAACTGCTAATAGTTACACTAAGGATCAGTTTGATAATGTTCCATCTTATGATAACACACCTAATACTGATGTTGTAGATTTGAGACCTAGAGTTGCTGCTTATTCTGGATCTAAATCTCCATTTGAATTTGAGTCAAGAGTATTCACTGGTGGTGGTCAAGCACCTCCTGTTCTCGTATCTGATGAGAATATAAACTTTGATTATAATCATTACCTAGGTAGAATTGATAGATTGTTTATCAATAGGGATGGGAGGTTTACTGTACAACAAGGTACACCTGCTGTAAAACCAGTTGAACCAGAAACTATTAGTGATGCATTTGAATTAGCTAGAATTGATTATAAACCATATGTTTATGATGCTACAAAGGAAGTAAAGATTACTTTCCTTGCTAATAGACGTTATACGATGAAGGATATTGGTAAACTTGAGACTCGTATTGAGAATCTTGAGGAGACTACTTCCTTATCATTATTAGAAGCTGCAACTGAAAGTCTTGTTATTACTGATCCTACAACTGGTCTTGATAGATTTAAGAATGGTTTTGTTGTTGATCCTTTTAATGATTTCAATGTAGCAGATAAGACTGTTCCATTCTTGAAGTATGATATTGATGATGGTAAGTTAGTTTCAAGAAAGAAAAAGGATAGTATTGATCTTCTTATTGGATCAGGTGCTATTGTTGGAACTAATGGAACCCCAGATCTTACTGTTGATCCAAGATATGCAACTGACCTTGCATCACCTAACATCAGGAAAACTGGTGATCTTGTAACTTTGGATTATGAAGAGGTTATTGATAGAAATCAACCATTTGCAACTAGAGTTGAGAACGTAAACCCATATATGATGAGAAGTTGGAGAGGTAATCTTACACTAAACCCTGAATCAGATATCTTTGTAGAAAATGAATTTCTTGTAGAAGATGGTGGTATAGGTTTCTCTAACGATATTATTACAACTGAAGATTCTATTCCTGATATGAGGGAACAGAATATCCAGTTTATTGGTACAAGACTCAAGCCAGGTACTAATCATTTCAACCTGTTTGCAGGTAATGATATGTTAGATATTGAGAATCGTACTATACCAAAATTATTAGAAGTAACACCTATACAAGGTGCATTCCAAACAGGTGAGACTGTAAATGGATATGCAGTTTCTGCTCAGAATGCTAGTCAAGGAACTGATCTAAGATTTAGATTAGCAGCACCAAACCACAAAGATGGTCCTTTTGCTAATCCAACAATCGTATATCCAAACAACCCATATGCTCCTAATGTTGGTTTATCATCCTCATATTCAGAAACTACAACAGTTCTAAACATTGACACTGCTTCTCTTTCTCAAAAGTCAGACGCAAACTTCTTTGGATTTGCTACTGTTGGTATGAGATTGGTTGGTGAGACTAGTGGTGCAGAGGCAGAAATAAGTCAAATAAGATTGATTACTGATGACTATGGTGCTGTTGTTGGTTCATATTATATTCCACCTAACTTTGCTCAGAATGGTACTAACACTGCTTTATTGACAAGTTTGTTGCCTCAGGATCAAGTACCTGCTCTAAACTTCTCTCGTGCTGCTGCTGATCATTTCTCAGAAGGAACTCTTATTACAGAAACAACTATTGAAAGAGTAGAACCTGCTCCTCCAGTAATTCCACCTCCAGTTATTATCGAGATAACTGAAATTATCGATAGAACGGTAACTGTAATTCAAGAAGTAACTCGTCAGGAACAGGATGATGACCCACTAGCACAGACATTCCAAGTAGAAGAAACACCTGGTATCTTTATGACATCAGTTGATATGTTCTTCCAGAGCAAGTCGGAAACAATACCACTTGGACTTAGAGTTGTAAATGTGGTGAATGGTTATCCATCAAGGAATGTGGTAAAGAATGCAGAAGTTATATTAGAGCCTGATCAGGTCAGTATATCATTAGATGCTACTATACCAACTAATTTTAGATTCCCATCGCCAATATACTTACCAACAGGTGAATATGCATTTGTTGTTCTTGCTGCAACAGCTGAATATAACCAATGGATTTGTCAGATTGGTGAGGCAGATATTGCTACCTCAACTGAATCTGAGTTAGGTAAGGTTATTGTTACTAAACAGCCAACTATTGGATCTCTATTCAAAGGTCAGACTGCTGGAACATGGACTCCATCACAGTTGGAGGATATGAAGTATACCGCATATAAAGCAAAATTCGTAACTGATACTGGTACACTTAGGATGTATAATCCTCAGTTGAATAACTTTAGTTCTAGAAACAATCTACCTGAGAACCCAATCGAAACATATGCGAAGAGAGTAACTGTAGGTTTAACTTCTTCTATCGCAGTTACAGGTGCTGACGTTGGTTCTGTAATTACACAGACTTCTAACGCTACTGCTCGTGGTGTTGTTGCTGATAAGTTATCTCATCTTGGACAGGCTGCAAATACATTATCAGTCACAAATGCTGGTAGTGGATATGAAAACGGTACTTATAGTACAGTCAACTTTGTAACCTCTACAGGTAGTGGTTCTGGTGCTGTTGGTGTTGTTACCGTTGCTGCAGGTGCTATTACTGGTGCTACAGTCAAAGGTTATAATACTGGTACTGGTTATCAGGTTGGTGACACACTTACTGCTGCACTTGGATCGAAGGGTCTTGGACAGAATTTAGTTGTAACTGTTGGTGTTACTACAGCAGCTAATTCACTTATTCTTACTAACTGTGAGGGTACGTTTGATACTACAAATACAATTATATCTGATGGAACTACACTTCCTAATATCAAACCTAGCACAGTTGTAACAAATACGGATCAATATGATGGATTACATTTCAGAGTAACTCATCCTAATCATGGAAACCATTCCATCAGTAATAGAGTTGATATTGATAATATAACTGGTGATAGTGTACCAACTAAACTAACTGTTGGATATGCTCAGAGTGTTACAACTGCAGTAAGTGTAGGAAGTAGTACTGGGTTCAACTGGTTTGAAGGTGCTCAAGTATCAGCAAGTAATCCTGGTTATGCTCTTATTGGAGATGAAATAATCAAATACACTACTGTTGGAACCAACCAACTAACTGGTACAATCACTAGAGGTGTTGATGATTCATTTGCTAAAACACATCAAATAGATACTCCAGTTCAGAAATATGAACTATCAGGTGTATCTCTTCGTAAGATCAATACAGAACATCAATTGACCAATGCTACATCTAGCATACAAGATAATATAACACTTGATTCTTATGTTGTTAAACTTACTGGTTCTACTGTCTTCACTAAGGATAAGAATGGTGGTGGAGATAGAGGTAGGGCATCTACAAACATACAGTTCGAGAGTCTTGAACCTAATATTGCACACAGTATACCAGAAGGAACTTCTATAGATGCAACTGTAAGAACTACTGCTGCTACAAGTATAAGTGGTAGTGAAACTTCATTCTCAGATAAAGGATACTCACCTGTTTCTTTAGTAGGTAAAACAACATTCCCTGAACCAAGAATGGTTGCATCTAAGGTCAATGAAGATGCACAGATGACTGCATTACCTGGATCTAAATCATTTACATTTGATATGGTATTCAGTACAGATGACGAGAATGTATCTCCAGTTGTTGATGTATTCAAGAGTTCAGTTCTAACTGAATCTTCTAGGGTAAACTCACCCGTATCAAATTACTCAACTGATAGTAGAGTTAATACTCTAGATGATCCACATAATAACTTGTATCTAACTAAGGTAATCAAATTAGAGAATCCTGCATCATCATTGAAAGTTCTATTTGCTGCATACAGACCAGCAGCTGCAGATATAAGAGTTCTTTATAGACTCCAAAGATCTGATTCAGACGAACTTGATAAGGTATTTGAACTATTCCCTGGCTATCAAAACCTTGATTCTAGTGGTGGTGTTATAGCACCTGCTAATAATAATGGTCAAGCAGATAGAAAGATTAGTGCAAGTCTTGAAGATCAGTTTATTGAATATGAATATTCAGTTGATGATCTACCTCAGTTTACTGGATTCCAAATCAAGGTTGTTCTTTCTTCTACTAACCAAGCAGAAGATCCCGAATTATTAGACTTCAGATCAATAGCGGTGGCATGATGAAAAAAGCAAAAGTAGTAGATCATAAAAATCTTGTAAGAGATCTCTCAACAACAGCAATAGTAAATACAGATACTATTGCTTATGAGAGATATGTTAGGGATAGGGATTCTAGGTTAGATACAAAAAATGAATTAGATAGATTAAGATCTGAGATAGATGAACTAAAAGCATTACTGCTCAATAAATAGATATAGTAAAATAATATAATCATATGGCAGTTCCAAGAGTCAATATAGAAATTGAGGCAGGGACTGATTTTGAGGCAACATATAATGTTACTCAATCTGACGGAACAGCACTTAATTTAACTAACCATAGCATAACTGCAAAGATGCGTAAGCATCATAGTACGTATGGTCATGTTGCTTTTGGAGCGACGTTTGGTAGTACACCTGCTGACGGTGAGATTACTATCTCATTAACTGATGTTCAGACAGGTATAGCTACAGTTGGGAGATATAATTATGATATTCTTATCACTAATGATATTAATGGTAAGAAAGAGAAAGTCATTAGTGGTCAAGCACTAATCAATCCTACAATATCATAATGGCATACAAGGTATCTCTACAGAGTGGTTCTAACAAAACCGTTAGATTGTCATCAACAGGAGGCATTCTTGGTACTTCTGGTGGAGGTAACTTTACTATCAAATTAGCTGGAGGAGGAGCTGGAGGAGGCGTGGCACGAAACTTATCCGAACTCGGTGATATTAGTACTGATGGTGCCCAGAATAGATGGGTATTAGTATTTGATCAACCTAGTGGAACATTTAAATTTGTAAATCCAGATGAAGTAGTAGACGCTGCAGTTGGATCAAGCACCGTACCTGGTGGAGCACCTACTGGCACTGGATTATCATCAGATACAATAGAATACTTAGATGATATATTAGATGATAGGGTAGATTTGGATGGTGGAACTTTTTAAGATATAAATATTTTGGACTGTATATACAGTTGTTACGGTATATACCGAAGATGTGAAGGTGGCGTAAACAATACAAAAAAATTATAGATGGCATCCCCCATTCTACAGTTTAAGAGAGGTAATTATGCAAACCTCCCTGGACTGCAAGCTGGAGAACCAGCCCTGACGGTGGATAAGTTTGACCTGTATGTGGGTATAGACTCTACTACAGGTGCTAATAAACTTATCGGTTCACATCGTTATTGGACAAGAGAAACTACTACTGCAGGTTCTGGAGTTAACCTCGTAGAAGGTAGTAATAACGGAAGTAATAAAGTAACTCTAAAAGCACCAGGTAGTGTAACATCAGATGTTACTTATACTTTGCCAGGTGCTGCTGTAAACCACGGATTCTTGAAATCTGATGCTAGTGGTAACTTATCATGGGACTCTGGTTCTGGATTACAGGCTGGTGTCGTACCTGCAACAGCACTAGATATTGACGGTGCTACAGATATAGGTGCTGACATAGTTGATGCAGACCTATTAGTAGTTGATGATGGTGCTGGTGGTACTAATAGAAAGAGTGCTGCTAGTAGGGTAAAGAAGTATATCTATTCTGCTGCTTCTGGAGATGCTACTGCTAGTGATAGTGGAGTAATTACACTTTCTGCTTCTGGTGTATCTGCTGGAACAGTTGGATCTGGAAGTGCAATTCCTGTTATTACAGTAGATGCTAAAGGTAGAGTTACAAATACTTCTACTGCTTCTATTGATACTACTTCTATCTCTGAAGGAAACTCAAGTGTTACTGTTGATGACAGTGGTACTGGAACTATTGTAGCAGCAATTGATGGATCTACTCATACAACATTCGCTGCTGCTGGAATTACTTTAGCAACAGGTTCCTTCAATGGTTCGGTTGCTGGTGCTACTGCTGGAACTCTTCCACTTACTGCTGTAGATATCGACGGTGCAACCGCAACTACTACAGTTGCTGATGCTGACCTATTGGTCATTGATGATGGTGCTAATGGTACAAATAGAAAAGTAACTGCTACAACTCTAAAGGATTACTTCCTTGGTGGTGGTGCAGGTGCTAACTTTACTGCTATAAACGTATCAGGTATCACAACTGCTGGACAGTTAGATGCTACTACATTAAAAGTTTCTGGTATATCTACATTTACTGGAATTGTTGACATCAATGGTGCTATAGATGCAGACGGTGGTGCTAACATAGCTGGTGGATTAGTTGCTAACTCAGCAGCAATTTCAGATCTTACATCAGGTCGTGTTGTACTCGCTGGTACAGCTGGTGAATTAGAAGACAGTAACAAACTAACATTCAACGGTACTACATTAGCACTTACTGGTGCAGCGACAGTATCTACGACATTAGGTGTTTCTGGAGAATCAACTTTAGCATCTGCTACAGTATCTGATCTAACTGATAACCGTATTGTTCTTGCTGGTACTGGTGGTGCTCTTGAAGACAGTAATAAATTAACATTTGATGGTACTACATTAGCACTTACAGGTGCTGCTACAGTATCTACAACATTAGGTGTTTCTGGAGAAACAACTCTAGCATCTGCTACAGTTAGTGATCTGACTGATAATCGTGTTGTTATAGCTGGTACTTCAGGTGCTCTTGAAGACAGTGGTAACCTAACATTTGATGGTTCTACACTAGGACTAACAGGTGCTCTTACTGCCTCTGGAACTGTTACTGCTAACGGTGCATTCGTTGCTAACGGTAACGTAGACCTAGGTAACGCAACATCTGATACAATCACCCCAACAGGTAGATTTGATGCTGCTCTTGTACCTGCAACTGACGGTGCGATTGACTTAGGTACATCAGATCTTGAATATAAAGACTTATACATTGATGGTACTGCTCATATTGACACACTAGATGTTGATATCAATGCTACCGTTGCTGGTACTTTAGGTGTTACTGGAGAAACAACTCTAGCATCTGCTACTGTATCTGATCTAACAGACAACAGAGTTGTCATAGCTGGTACTTCAGGTGCTCTTGAAGACAGTGGTAACCTTACATTTAATGGATCTACTCTTTCTGTTACTGGTGCTGTAACTGGTACAGGTAACGCAACTATAGGTGGAAATTTAGATGTAAACGGTTCTGCACATGATATTTCAGGGCAATTAACATTAGCAAACCCACCAAGAAATTCTGATGGTGGTGTTATACCACAAGTCGGTGCTATCAAGAATACAGGTCATGCTGGTCTTGTTACTGCATTCAAATTTACTGGAGCTGGTGTAGATACTTTCACAGTATCAAACGGAATAGCAGACGTTGCACTTAGTGGTGTTGCTGCTACTACCTATACTACATCAGAAACAACAACTGCAACTCAAGGTCAAACTGCTATTACAGTTTCTGCTGGTTATACCGACGGATTCATTGAAGTATATCACAACGGTGTAAGACTAATCACTGGTGAAGACTATACTGAGACTAATGCAAACACAGTTACCTTGGCAGCACCTGGTGCTACTGTAGGTGACACTATTGAAACTGTTGCATGGAAGTCACTAGGTAATGTTGCTAATGTAGCATCTCTGAAAACAGCAGGTAACCTTACTGTATCTGGTATTGCTACGGTCACAGGACTGCTGGATGCCAATGGTGGTGCATCTATTGACAATATTCAAATAGGTGTAACTGGTGATAATGAAATTGATACTGCTTCTGGCAACCTAACAATTGACTCAGCAGGTGGTACTACAAC